GAATCTTTTTTCTATCATTGCTTGCCGTCCGGTCGAGCATCTAGGCGGGGGCTACCCAACTGCCACTGAACGCCCAAGTCATCCGAAGCCACTTTCAGAGCCAACTGACGCCCTCGGGCACGGATAAATACTTGGTTAGTAAACAGCCCAAAAGAAGTCTCAATAACCCGCTGGCTGTCAGATGGGTCAGTTTGGAACTGAGAACCGGGAAAGTTACGTGACCTGATTGTTAGATCAACTTCAGGCGCTTGAGCGGTCGATCCAGTAAAGTTAATATCTGGAATAAGCCTACGGGTGAGCATGTAGGTCTCACCGTCATTTTGCTGAATGTCAAAGTCGTTAGACTGGATGTAGGACACCATCGGCGCTATGTCGTCGTTAACCCCAAACTCGTGCTGATACAAAATACCGGGGTCTTGGTCAAACGGAGCGTTTACAGGATCTGCTGGAGGGGGCGTAGTAGCAGCGTAAGGATATGGGCGCAAAGATGTATCAAGCCAAGCCGTGCGAACTATGGTTCCAAAGTACCAGCAGTCAGCAAGGTAGTTGTAAATAACGTACCGGTTGTTCCAAGTTGACGTGCCACTTGGATAAAACCACCAGACTTCGTTAAATCCTTCGTTTGTCCCAGAGATAACTTGGTCTGACTGAGCAAAATTAATATCTTGAAATACGTACTGTCTCACCGTAGTCGGTAATGGTTTAACTCGACCGTCGTACATATAGAACTTATCAATTCCCATCCAGAAAGAAATATTGTTTGTCGTTGTAACCGCACGAGAACTAATAATTGAGATGTTGTCGGCAAGTTCTTGAAGAGCAAATACGTCGGTTGTGCCGGTGAACTGCAAAGAGTAGAGGCTGGCGTCAGTTAAAACAAGAATCTCTTGTCGGTTTGGAATGGCACGAACAATCCTTGACCCACGAGATACCCGAATAAACCCAGCAGTGTTTGTGGGTAGTGGTTCCCACATCAACGGGTCATCTTGGCTGGCCCAACGAATAAGAAGAGGGTCGAAGTCTCCGGATGAGCCATTGTATGGCTGACAACCAAACGCAAGAAGATGTTTGTCGTTCTGAGATACAAGTATTTGAGTTGCTGACTCAGGCACATCCGTAGCACCAATTATCGATGAAAGAAGTACCGCCCGAGTTGCTAAAGCAGTTGCAGGGTTTAGCGTACCCCCACGTTCCCAATAATAGATTGGCCCACCAATAGCAACACCGCCACCGGTAGTGACCGCCCGAATATTCATTACCAAATCGTTATCAAAGTTATCAAAAAACCAATCCCTTTGCGGAAGATAAACAGGCGTTGGTGAAGCAAGACCCCAGCCGTAAGCCCCGTTCCAAGCGCCTGTGCCCCAGCCGTAACCAGCAGTTATCGAAGCAAAACCGGGATGAATTTGGCAAGCAACAGTAATGGCTGTACCGCCGCCGTTGGTTGTAGTTGATGTTGCAGCGGTTGTGACTACAAAGGTGAAGTTGTCTGCGTCCACCCTAGTAACGACATGCTCGGCGTTGATCTGAGCATTAGGCACTCCACCCGGATTTCCAGTCACACCAGAAATAGTTACATAATCCCCAGTCAAACAGCCGTGACCAACGATGTTTACAGTGACTGTGGTTGAAGCGTTTGTGGTATCAATACAGTTGTCTGACGACGGAGAGGTAGAGGTAGTAAATGTTTCCCGAAGCGGTGTGATGTCATAAAAGATGCCGCCGACCTCGATGTAGACTTTTTGATTCGTGCCAACCGCAAGGAAGTTATCCGTAAACGACGTGATGTAGTTAAACATTTGACGGCAAGTACCGATGAATGTCTCAGACGTAGACTTAAGCCACCCTCCAATTTTTTGCGGATAACCGGAAAAGAAGCGGATTTTATCGCAATCAAAATATCCACCCTCACCAGAATAGTTAGTTTGATCCCGATTAATACCCTGTCGAAACTGGAGTTTGAGAAATGACATTTAGTAACTCCAGACCGTTGGCCTGTTATTATCCCAGTCGTCTAGGTGGATGAACCGCCCAGTGCCTTTTTGTTGAACCCCGATTCCTTTAAAGTTCATATCGAGTGCTAACATCAAAATCCTGTAGGCCTCGGCCCCCTGCACCGCAATATCCGCAGCCTTACCCGTAGTATGCGCCCCAGATGAGGCTTTTTTAACCTCTATCGGATGTTGTGGGCATCGGTAGCCAGATGAGATGGTGAGGGGTTTGTTGTACCGAGCACGAAGAAGTTGAAGCCGAAACATGAAGTCTGCATCCATCTCAGCCTTACCACAATGGCTACAGGCAAACTCAGACTCCTTGAAGTTCGGGTAACGGCTCCAATCCATTACTTAATCCCTTTCCACTTCTCTGCTGTGCGCAGACCACCAAGACCCAGAAGACCGAGCAACACCGTCATCAGCGTGTCCATGTCGAAGGCGACAAGAATCTGAGAATAACCAAAAGAAGCAAGGAAAAAATTAAAAAGCGGGAACAACACAAAGTGAAGCGCAAACGCAATCCCGCATGTCCATCCCACGGCTGGACGCCAGCCTCCTCGGAAGAGATCCATCTTGGCCTCTTCTTTATTCAACTCGATCTGGGCCATGTCCCGCTGGAAGTCCTGATCCTGCGAGGCTTTTATCAGTTCGGCTTTGGCTCTATCCCGTGCGTCTTTGTCCGGAATGATCTTGTCTAAAAGTTTTCCGCCGATTGCAACGAGGTCGAGGGGGTTCATTCCAGTTCTTTCATTACAACTTCATGATGTACGCCAAAGCATAGTACGGCGGCAAGTTAGCGTTAGTGCCTGATGAGCCAGCGTTGTTAACGGTTGTGGTTGTAGTTGTTGCAACAGTAATTCCAGTCGTGTTTGTTCCGGTTGCACCTGTGCCGCCAGTATCTCTGTAACCATTTTGCCCACCAGCGCCAACCGCCTCCTGATTAATTAGTGAGTGACTATGCCCCGGGTCAGTAACCGATGAAGTTGAAGAAGATGAAGCGGTGTGTGTATGTGACACCACGATCGCATCCGCAGAGCCGCCAGTGGCATTAACAGCATAGGTTGATCCCGCACCGACAATAAAACGATCCCGTAAATCAGGAGTCCCGTTTGAGCCATTACATAAAGCCCATCCACTAGGAATAGACGCGATCGAACCGGACCACAATATAATCATGCCGGTTACGAAAGAGGCGGGGGGTGCGGCAGATGTCCACGTTGTTCCGTTAGAGGTAAGCAAATTACCAGAACTGCCGGGGGCTACAAACTGAACTGCTGAGGTGCCGTTGCCAAGAATGACGTTGTTGGCTGTTAGCGTGTAAGCACCTGTGCCGCCAGAAGAAACCGGCGTATGTGTCGTAACTTCAACCACATTGGTGCCGTTGTTGTAGACCCACATTGATTTGCCAGCCGGGACTGCTACGCCCGTGCCCGTGGTGTTTTTTACTGTAACCGTATCGGCTAGGCCGTTGTTGATGATGTACGGCTTGTCGATCTGGCACCCAGAACCCAGTATGAGGTTGCGTGCCCCGCCGCTGGTCCCTGTAAGGTTTAAACGCAGATGCCGTGCGGATTGAGTTCCGTTGGTGTTGGTTAGCGTCAGAGTTACGTCGGCACTGGAGAAAGACACACTAGCCGTTCCAACAATGGCTTCTTCAATAGCAGTGCCAAGGTTTGTGTTGGTTGTAGACCCCCATGTACCAACCTGTTCGCCGGTTCCAATGAGTTCAATTTTTAAATCTGAGTAGGTTGATGCCATGATTTATTCCTAATTTAATTGAACCCACAATGTTGTTGTTTCATCCCATTTATAAAAATTTCCATCGTTGGGGTAGGTTACGGGCGCACCCCAAAGGCAAGTGTTTTCGTCTAAAACCCATGATGGAAATGGTTTGGGCGGTATAAATGCGTCCCTTTGTTCATCGTAAACAAAACCTATACCCGCATAGTTCTTGCGAAAGTTGCCGTTATAAGAGGTTTGCTTCCAATTCGTTTCTGAACCCAACAAATTTTTTAGAAATGTAATTCCAACCTCCTCAGACTCTTGACCATTAAGATCAAGAATGTCTTCGTTGTTAACCACCAACACTTCTTCAACAATGTTGTTCAGATTGATTTTTGCAAAGTGAGCCATAGTTATCCCGTGTAGGTGCCTGATCCAGTAAATTTATGGTAGGTAAATCCACCACTTGAGTAAACCGTTCCTCCGCTGCCTTTTTGAGAACCAGAGTAACGAATAATCACGATACCTGAACCACCGTTTCCGGATGTTCCGCTAGTCGAGCAAGAACCCCCGCCCGATCCGGTGTTAGCTGTACCACTTCCTCCGCTGCCCGATCCACTTCCATTTCCAGCACCGCCGCCACCGCCTGCTCTGTTTCCAGTATTAGCGTTATTTCCTGGCCCGCCTGCGCCGCCTCCACCACCGCCGGGGAATTGATCCCCAGGTCGATCACCCCCACCGCCACCACCAGCGTATGCGCCGCTTACACCAGATGATGTGGCAGATGCCCAAGTTGAATATGCGCTAGTTGCAGAACCGCCGCTGCCCCCAATGCCATTGTTCTGTCCACCGCCGCCACTATTTCCTTGCCCAGAAGTTGCGGAACCCCCACTGCCGGCGTAACCGCCCCCACCGCCAGAGCCTCCGCTACCGCCAGTGGAGCTATGGATCCCGGCTCCACCAGCGACCGCTGTCGTTTGACCAGTTACAGATGAATTTGTCCCTGACTGACCATTGTTTGCGTATATAACGCCTGACCCACCCCCACCCACCGTTACGGTGTAGGAAGTTCCTGGGGTTATTGATGCGGACGATACAAAAACAAGACCACCAGCACCGCCTCCACCGCCTGCAGCACCACCCGAACCAGCACCCGCAATAATAAGCATTTCTGCTGAATAAAGTTGAATGGCAGTGATAGAGTTGCTAGCAGAAGATGGAGATGATGTTCCAAGAGCATTGGTTGC